GAATATAGCTCCCATAGTCTTTCGTTTTGTTCTAGGCTACGATTTAGTTTAGCGTCTGTGATTGTTACTCTCCAACGCTTAGTGAAGTCAAGTGTTTTTAACTTCTCTACTAACATTGGTAAATTCATTCTTGTTAAGTTGAAATTGAATTTTATCATCTCTCCATCCTTTCGTTTTAAATACTTGTCCGTCTTTAGAAGTTGCTTTGTATTGAATGTCATCTCCAAATAACTTTTTACAACGCTTAATAAATTCATTTATGGTCATGGACTCTCCTTATATCGCAAACCTTTATTATCAAAATAAAATCCCCAACTACCTTCAACAGGATAATTCCGTTGCTTTTGTAAGTATACTACACAATCAGGAACACCTTTTAATTCTTCAGCAGTTTTATCACCATTCTCAATATCACGTTCCTTTTTCTTACATCTGTAAACACATAGGATGTTATCTGTGAGGTTACGAATATGACTGCTTCCTAAAATATGAGTAGCGTCTGGTGCTATAGTTTCATCTGCCATCTTACGAGTATGAGCTACTAAAAATATATGTATGTTTAAATCACGACATGATGTTGCAAGTCTATCAATAAACAATTTTTGCTTCTCGTAATTATCTTCGGATATATCACTCATCTTCATAAGACTGTCTATAACAAATACCTCTACACCTAAAACATGTTTGCCATAGTAAAGCGTAGCTATCATATCTTCTGTAGTGGTACTTCCTGTTTGGTCATATATCCACAACTTGTCTGCTGCACGACCACAAAATTTTCTAATGTAATCCTCTGTTGGGTCTGTAGACTTTAATGATTGCTGAACCATGCGAGAAAGAGTGAGTACTGCCCTCATTTCTAGGCTTGCGATTAAACATTTAGTTTGCTGACCCATAAGAGATAATACGACTTGTGAAAGCCAGAGACTTTTCCCATGTGAACTAACACCGGTTACAACTGTCAATTCAGATGGTCTCACTCTAAAATCTTGTTCACTCTTAACAAACCCTAAAGACTTACCAGATGATATTTCTTCTGAAAAGTATTTAACAACGTCATCTGCAAAAACAGAAGTGTCTTTTACTAAGAACTCACTAGAACCATATTCATTATTAAAATATTGAGTAATGGTTTCTTTACTAACTGTTAATCTATCTAACGCTTCACCAATTTTCATTTAGCATTATCCCATGCGTTACGCAGTTTAGGAGCTTCACCATCATTCCATCTTTCCTGGTTAAGCAAAGTAAGTGGAGCTGGTGAAAATCCATCTTTCCATGATTGAGTATTTTTCATACGTTTTACATACCCTATCACTTCATCTGCTATAGCGTCAATGTTTTTATTAGCCCATCTTTCCATACATGTTTTCTTATTTACTTTACGAACATTAGGATAGCTTTCCCAAAATTCTTCAAACCTATTGGTCGTTTTAACGACATATATATCTTCTCTTATCTTCTCTTCTCTTATCTTCTCTATCCTAACAGGCTCATAGTTTTCTACTAGTAATCCTCTAGTAAATAGTTCTTTTGTTATTTTATCAACAAAATCAATAGGATAATGAAGTCTAAAAGCTATTTCAAACAAGTCTGGTAACACTCCATCACTTTCAGAACCAAGACACCACAACTCTATTAAAACAGCTTTTTGTTCAAAAGATAGCTTATGTATATCTATGTTGTTTATGTAATCCGTACCATAAAATTTAAACCATGTCATCTTTTTTTGGTATCTTGGGTTCTTTGGATTATAGAGATTAAACTTCTCCCAGTTCTTAATCTTGTACATACACTCTCCTTTGGTTAATAATGCCAAAAAAGATTAACATACCTAATTCTAGTTGTAAACTATTTATTTGTTAGAAAATGCTTGACAAGTGTTTTTTTGCCATTAAGATAGGCATTGTAGTATTTAACTTTAGGAGAGAAAAAATGAAAAAAGTAAAACAAGTATATGTAGGTAAAGCTGATAAATGTTTTTGTGGTTGTTCAGGTAAATGGTTTGATGCTAATAATTCTGATGACTTAACAGGTTTTTTAAAGGGCATTAATAAATTTAATAAACTTGGAACAGATAATGGTGATGACTCTTGGGATGTATCAAATCCAGATAAAAATAATATAGTTGTTGCTTTATATTATCAATAAGGAGAAAAGCATGAGTGTAAAGACAATGATAGTAGTAGCAGTAGCATTTTGGGCTTATGTATGGCTTTGCTTGCAAATCATGGGTAAGTTATCAGGTGCAATATGAATAAATACTTATGGCTATTCCTTTTTGTATTTTGGGGGTATATAATATGGCGAATGGTTTAGAACAGATAGCAGATATTCTTAAACGATTGAATGACGAACTTAAACTAGATAACGATAAATGGGAGAGAGCAAATGAGTCAACAACAACACTACGACCAGGTGATGATGGAACAACACCAACAAGACGTACTAAACACTTTAAAATTAGTAACAGGAGAGAAACAGATGAACTATAACGAACTACGCAAGATTAATGTATCAGACCATATTGAGAAAAAGAATGGTCTGTCTTATCTATCATGGGCTTGGGCTGTAGACACGCTTCTACAGCAAGACCCAACTGCTACATGGACTTATGGTGAGCCTAAACAGTTTGGTGAAACACTTATGGTGTTCTGCACAGTCCATGCGTTTGGTAAATCTATGACTTCACAATTACCTGTGCTTAACTTTAGAAATCAAGCTATCCCTAACCCTGACGCTATGGCAGTTAATACAGCTATGCAGCGTTGCCTTGCTAAAGCTATTGCATTACATGGCATTGGTCTTTACATCTATAGCGGTGAGGATATTCCAGAGTCAGAACAACCAGCTCCAAAAGCAGTATCTAGCAAGGACTTTCTATAATGGAAGCGCAAAGAATAGATGGAGTTGCGAATGAAGCGTGGCTTGCGCAAAGAATTGCTAAGGTTACTGCATCACGTATTTCAGACGTTATAGCTAAAACTAAAACAGGAGTTTCTACAAGTAGACAAAATTATCTTATTCAAATTGTAACCGAAAGACTTACAGGAAAGAAGGCAGATAGTGGTTTTGTTAATCAGGCTATGCTAGATGGTATTGAAAGAGAAAGTGCTGCCAGGGAGCTTTATGAAAGAACTAGAGGGGTTTCTGTAACAGAGGTCGGATTCTTTGACCATCCTGTTATTAAGAATAGTGGTGCTAGTCCTGACGGAGCTGTGAATTCTGAAGAAGAGGGTAAGTATGCAGGTCTTATAGAGATTAAATGCCCTATAGAAACTACCCATACTAATACGCTTATTAGCAAGTCAGTTCCTAGTAAATACATTCCACAGATGCAATGGCAGTTAGCTTGCACTAATGCTAGATGGGTAGACTTTGTAAGTTATAATCCTAACTTCCCTGAAGAGTTACAGTTATTTGTAGCTAGGGTTGATAGAGATGACTCTTACATTATTGGACAATTAGAAGTAGAAGTAGTAAAGTTCCTAGACGAAGTAGAACAAACAATTTTAAAACTAAAGGAGTAGAGTATGGAAGACCCAACATTATTAACAAGTAAAAACAGAAGAAATGTTGTAACTATAACAGAAATTCATGATAGATTTATTGTGCATGATGTTATAGCTGATGAACTTACTATTTGTGAATTTTCATCAGAGTTAGAAGAAACAATAAACGATATTTTTTTTCCAAATAGAATTACAACAAAGGAGTAGTATATGGCTGAGTATGACAAAACAAACACGTTTACGTTAAACAAGAATGACAAAGGGGATAATCCTAAACGACCAGACTATAGAGGAAAGTTAAATGTAGATGGTATTGAATTTACTTTATCAGGTTGGGTTAAAGAAGGTCCTAATGGTAAATTTATTGCTGGTGCTGTAGCAATGGCAGCAACTGATGAAAGACTTAAACCTGCTGTTGAAGGTGCAGATGAGGATGTTCCTTTCTAGGAGCATCCCCATTAGCATGATAACTATTTATTCATTACGTACATGGTTACTTCAAAGCCAAAACGCATTTCAGTTGCTGATGGTGTTGTCCACATGGCAGTTCTCCTTTCTTCTAGATTTATAGTAGAATTATACGCTTATGTGGATTTGGTAGACACTAGATAATCATGAAAGGTCTATAATGGATATACAGTCTTTAGAATTAGATATAGCGTGTTATGCTACTGCTGTGTACCATGAAGTTAATACAAGAACATTAGAAGAAAAGGTAGGTGTTATAAATGTTATACGCAATAGGGTTCGTGATGGTCGTTGGGGTCGTAATGTATGCTCTGTTGTTTATGCTCATGGTCAGTTTATTGGGGTTACGGATGAAAGTCATCCAGAAGTTAATACTAGGGCGTATTTGGAAGCTAAACTTTTGGTTATTGATACGATTGTTCATAATAAATATGCAAATCCAGTTGCAAATGCTTTATATTTCCATGATGACTCAATACCGCCAAAAAAAGTATGGTTTGGTAAAAAGAAAGTAATTCACATAAAAAGGATGGTATTTTACTAATGAAAAAACAACCACTAGCTTGGCTTTACGAAGAGTTTGATGTTAAGTCCGGTGACCTAAAGAAGTCTTACTTATGGTCATTTCATCCTAACCAACTCTCATATTTAAACGACCTAAAGAATACAACTCATCATATTAAGATAACACCATTAGTACCTGGTGAACCTGTAGAGGAATATAAAGGATTATCTAAGTACGATAGTAAACGATTAGTAGAAGCTAACAATGGACTCTAAACCACTTACACAAGAAGAAATTATGAAGGCTTATAGTAAAGCATTTCCAACAAAATATGAGCCAATGACTTTAGAAAGAATGATACAATTTGTTAGAATTATAGAACAACTGCATGGAGTAAAAGATGGCTAAAGTATATTCAGTTATTTACGATAAAAAACAAGCATTAAAAATTATGCAATATGTAAATAAGAATCCACAGGCTAATAGAAAACAAATAGCTGAAGATTGTATTACTAACTTTCATAGGCTAAAATACTTAGAACAAGAAGGTCTTGTGCATTTACCAAAACCTTTACCTTATGGAGAACGAAATGGACTTTTTAGAAAAAGTAATTGATTGGATAGTATGGGGTTTGGTTGTTGGGGGTATGGGTTGGT